CGCCTTCCAGCGCAGCAGTAGCCGCGTGGCGCACGTTACGCGCTCCGTTGATAATTCCACCAGTGGTTCAACGGTTAAGCGGTGTTTCGAGTGCTCTCAGAGCGCTCGTCTCACCAAGGAAACGATCCACAATGGCATGCAGTTGCTTCGGGTCAGGTACGGTTTACCGTATGCTGAACTACCGGACTGCACGTCTATGGAACTCTCTCGTTTCCTCTCATTTCTTTTGCTACAGGGTAAGGAGCGGACCTCTGTAGCATTTCCTCGCCAACAAAAGAAAATCAACAAAAAAACTATAAACTGCGAGGAAAAAATCGGTCTCTGTTCGTTACAGAGGCTGTGTCGAAGAGACAGGTGGGCTTTGGCCCACGGCTGCTCGTCAATTAAGCGCAACTTGCCGAAAAGTTGCCGCCGGCACACTCCCTCCGCGCGTAAAGCATGGGAAGCTAACGCGTGCTCTCAACCCCCTCCCCCCTCTTCCGGTTATCTCCAACACGTCCGGCGTGTTGTAACCGACTCTTTCCGCCCTGGGTGGGATAGGGACTACAATTCCTTCGTCGGGAATCATGTTCCTAACCCATCCTCCCGCGCCTGTAAGGGGCGTGCGGATGCCCTTTGGGCTGGTCGCAGATCAGAGTTTATTACCGCTACTACCAGTGAGATGGAGGTCACTCCTCCAGAGCTCACGGGGCGGTACAAAGATATCCTTTCCGCGGGCAAGACTCGTCCCATGCTCATCTTTGATGAGTCAGTCGAGCTTCTTGCGCCATTGCATAAGCTACTTTATTCACATTTAGCTAAGCAGGATTGGGTTCTTTGCGGTCCTCCGACCGAGGAAAAGATGGCATCTGTCCTTGTGAACGAACACCAGACCTCGGTGGATCTGGTGTCTGCAACTGACGGGCTTGACCTCACGGTCACCGAAGCCATTCTCGATTCCTTGTTCTTCACCTCTGTGAAGATACCGCGTACTCTTAGATCGTTCGCTAAGAGTTCCTTGAGACCCTTCTTTGAGGGTCTTGACGGTCAGGAAAAGAGAATCAGTCATGGACAGATGATGGGGGCCTACCTCTCCTTCCCTCTACTCTGCATCCACTCCTACTGCGCTGCCTCCTGGGCAGCTCGGGACGAGGTGGGGGCACGTTTTCTCGTTAACGGGGATGACACAGTCATTTCCGCCGGACGAGTTATTAGTGTGCAGGACTACCCACCCGGGTACCGACTCAACGCTGATAAGACAATTCGTGCCGAAAACGTCGCCGAGCTCAACTCGACGGTTTTCTTAAAGAGTGGAGGGAAGTGGCGTGAAGTACGCCACCTCAGGAGAGGAGGAGCGGTGGCCGATTTCCCCGGGATGATCCATATGGCAAAAGCCGTCATGGTGACTCCCGGGTTCGTGGACGCCTATCAAAGGTGTCGGATCGGTCGCCGCTGGGGTTTTCTCCCCAGCCAACTTGGTCATACGACCTATCCCGCTTACAAGAGAGAGCGGGGCCTCAGGGTGCGTCGAGCTTGGACGCCCTTGCCGGAACCATCGGATGATGTTGAGTTCCCTGAGGAGTTGGTCAGGATCACCGGAAGGGATCCTACGCCCGTGGAGGCAGAAGCCTTGCGTGTTGTCATGTGGACTCACGGGCGCTGGGGGGGTTCGAAGAGAGACGTATTTTCTCCGTCCTGCGGGAAAGTACGTCGGAGTTATCGCTACAGGGCCCAGCCCTGTTGGTCTAGCCTGAGTTTTGTCGGCTCAGGGAGGCCGAAGTTATCCCCTCTTCGCGAAAAAGGGGGGGAGATGTCGCTAGTTCCGGCTAGCTTTATCTCCGACGAGGAATCGAGAGGGATCGCGGACCTTGAGCAGTTCCGAAGGAACTGGGATAGGGGCTTCATTATTTCAGATCTTGAAGCACTGGACCGCGATCGATGAGTTCCATGGAACCCATATCGTTTCTGGCCGGTTGTGTACCGGCAAACATGAGCCCATGGCTAACGGCGGGTTGCCCTGTAGGTCGTAACACACGTGGAGGAATCTATCCCTTTGAGCTCCTAGTGAGTGTAGGAGGGTCACGAGACCACGGTGCGTATCTTAGCGCCTTAAAGTGCCGCATGGGAGTTGCATCCAACCAGTGGATGATCCCTCCGAGGAGGGTGATTAGAGGCGGCTTAAAATCCGCGGCAAGGAAAGAACAACCCTTGTACTGGTTGCGAGTAGTGTTTGTCGGTTCGTCGCGGGGTTACACCAGTGTAACAGGACGACCGGGCGTGGAATGTTTATCACCGCCGGGGTGAGGACATTCGCGGGAAGGAAAGTAGATCGGAACAAATGAAAAGCAACGGTGTGGCGGGCTTAGGCCATGCGCTGCGTGCCTTCGGGCAGTTGCTTAGTAAGAGTAGCCGGTCGGTGAACCCGACCGCATTTAGCTCCACGTAGC